TCAATACACTTTACAGTGTAATTAAAACGTGATGCAATATTATTTATCTTTTCTTTTGTCCAAGGATACCACACAATATCACCATACTCTGCCCAGTCATGTGGTATACCAGGATTGACTCTGAAGATTGCCTCTTTTCTCCAAAGTCTGTGTAGGACATCAATCTGATGATCTATAGTCTTTTCATCACCAAAGTTTATTGACCCTAAACACAGTGCAATTTCAGATGAAGGACCTTTGTAATCTTCTAGTGATACTTTTATATCTGCAGCATCATTGTATGGATCGATACCAATAAGGTTTTTTATTTTGCCTTTAAAACGATTGTAACCACATCCCACATCTAAGACACTAGAAGGTGTCTGAGCATTAACATAATCGACCAACTGATAGCCAGAATACTCAAGACATTCAAAATTTTGGTCTTTCCATTTTCCACTAAAATAAGATTCCATTATGAAAAGTCTATAACATCCTGACAATTATAGAAACCAATTGAGGTATCCCAACTGGGAACCACCGTCAAGGTTTTACTTAGAGCATAGTTTCTGAGGTAAGCGACATATTCTTTTTGACCATCACCACTCCAATCAAACTCAACTTTATCTAAGAAATGTCTTGTAGGACACGTAATAAAATTAGGTTTTCTTGCTTTTCTAAAAAAATTTCTCATTGATAGATTATGTTTTTCATTCATATTCTTGAAATTTTCCACATTACGTGGATCATGTTTTCCAATTTCCTCATCAGGATCATCTACAACCTGCCATTCTGTGTACTTAGGATAATTCTTAGCAAATGTCATAGATGTCAACCATCTATCATCACATAGATCTTTGTCTCTGAATACAAAAATCATTTTATTATTAGGAAATGTTTTATCTAACCACTCTAAGTTCTGCTCCTCACAGAAAAAGTGACACTTGACCATGTATCTCTGTTTATTGTTGACCTCTGCATAGGGTTTCAATGCTTCTTCAATAAAACTTTCTTTAGTATGATATTTTGGTAAGTCTTGAAATCCCTCACCAAACTCACAACCAGGTCCGCTGAAATGACCTTTATGTTCAACATAATATTTTGTTTGTACTCTCTCCCACCTCTGATCATTAAAATCTGATGTGCTGAAATTGAATTTCTTACAACACCTCAATAAAGAATCTATTTTCGCCCACCCACTACCAGGTATTCCAATGAAAAAAACTAATTGTTCAGGATTGAATTGTGAAGATGTCATTACAATTATGAAAAACAAATGGTGCGTCGAACATTGGTACTTCTGATTTGAAAAATTGATGCACCATAATCAATTTATCATATTCCTCTTTTCCCTCATCATCCCATTTATAGTCTAATAGATCTAAAAATGTCTTGTTGGGCTGGATGATAAGACAATCATTATCCCTTACCCACTCTCTGATCATCTTATCATGTCTCTGCATGAGTGACCACATCTTATCATAATTTTCAGGATGATCTCTGATGAATGTATATTTCATCCAAGCTTTGTACGATGGGTATCGGCCAGTAAAATTCATGGCAGTATTCCATCCCTCCCAACATAACTTGGTGTCTCTTAGTACCAAGATTATTTTATTGTTGGGATAATTCTTTTTCAACCAATTCAGGTTCTTGGTCTCTGCAAAGAAATGTGATCTAATCAGGTAGTTCTGATCATTGATTTCAGTGAATGGTCTAATACATTCTTCTTTGAAAGATTCTTTAGTATGATTCTTTTCAAGGTCATCAAACCCCTCACCGAATTCCATGAGAGGATCCCAGAAGGCACCTTTATGGTGAACACATCCTGTGTCACCTTGCTTTCCTGTTTCTTCTCTTTGTGAATTTCTATCTGTAAGGTTGAGATTTAGTTTGGCACAACAACCCAATAGTAGTGACAGTTTTGCCCATCCACTACCAGGTATTGCGACATAAAAAATCAGCTGCTCGTCAGAAATCACTTCTTAGCAGCTGGTTTTGGTTTTGGTATTGAAGCCTCTTTGAAATCCTCTTGAGGGGAGGAGAGTGCTTCTATTTGAGCGTTCAACACTTGAAGTTTTGCTTCAAGAGAAATATTCATTGCAGTAAGTTGACTTACTTTACTCTGATAGACCCTCAGAAGAGCGTTGATCTCTTCGTTCATAATAATTTTATAACTGGGTTATTTAGCTATCAAAATGTGCCCCCATCTACACTTATATTTTCTAAAGAACGAGTTGTTCCTGAACAACTTATTACTTGTGATGTACCTGCACAATCGTTGAGATATAATGATCCAATCTCAAATCCACCTGATGTGGAGTTTGTCATTACACCTGCATTCTCAGTAGCAACTGCAGAAACTACAAACCTTGCAGTGCTATCATCCCAGTAGAATGCTGCTTTCTTAGCAGATCCACTGTAGTAGTTCATTACAATACCAACGTCCTTGTTAGTATCAGAACTTAGGTTAGCACCATCAACCTTTTGAAGTTCCAACATGGTGTCTTCAATGGTTGTGTTTACGGTATTGATCTGTGAAGTTGTACCGTTGACTGTTAGGTTTCCACTAACTGTGACGTTTGCAGAAGCAGTGATATTACCTGTAACTGCTAATGTCGATCCGTCAAATTGTAGGTTGTTACTATCTTCAAGAGCACCTGATGCACCTGCGATAACAACTCTATTATCTGTTAGGTCACTAACTGTAGCGGAGGAGAGTGTTGTTTCACCGCCAGTAAGTGTTGCACCACTATTTGATGTTATGTTACCAGTAACAGCAAGAGTAGATCCATTGAATGTTAGATTTCCTGAATCCTCTAGAGCACCAGATGTACCTGCGATTACAACTCTGTTATCTGTAAGATCAGATACTGTAGCGGATGATAGAACTGTTTCTCCACCAGAGATGTTTGCTCCACCATTAGCATCGAATGCACCACCAACTGTTGTAATACCTGTAACATTTACAGCAGCGAATGTAGCACCACCAGATCCACCTAAGATAGAATCAGATAGTTTCTCGAATGTAACTTTTCTGTTTGTACCACCTGCACCATCATCAACGATGAATAGGTCAGCATCGGCAAGAGTTGTTGTAGCAGTTCCTCCATCAATATCAAGAGATGAAATTGGAACTGTTCCAGCTGTCAGTCCACTACCAGATCCAGTAAATGCACCACTGGATAATGTGACTCCACCTGATGTGGTGACTCCTGTAACGCTTAGATTCTCTACGACATTTACAGAGTTGATGTTTACAACGTCACCTAGTGACTTCCATGCAACTGTCTCAATCTCATCACCTACTGTTGCTCCTGAAGCAAGAGTAATTGTGTTTGAGTTTGTTTGAGTGTAGTCAGTACCTGTAATTAGACGAACACCGTTTTGGTATACATCTACAAATCCGTCTGTATATCCAGCAGTGACTGTAAACGCAGTCTGACCTTGAGTAGCAACTGTTGTTTGAGATGTTGTAAATGTTGTTGCAGCAACACCAGTTGTAGCAACGTGAGCAATACCATCTGCAACTGTGAATGTATCAACACCTGATCCAGTGAACTTGAATGCAGTAACAAGACCTGCAGAACCAGTATTCTTGATAGCACCAACACCAGCTATAAGTCCAGCACCACTTGAATTTCTTAGAGGTGCAGTACTTGTAAGTTGTCCGTCAACATCTAATGTACCACCGACGTGTACGTTCTTGGCAATACCAACACCACCGTCAACAATCAAAGCACCAGTGGTATTACTGGTTGATTGTGTAGTAGCGTCAATGTTTGTTGCACCCGAAACTGTAAGTGCAGTTAGAGTTCCAACAGATGTAAGAGAACTGTTTACAACAGCAGATCCAAGAGTCGTTGCATTTAGAACTGATGTGTTATTGATCTTATATGCTTTACCAGAAGCAAGGTTTAGGTTCTCAGAAGATCCTAAGTTGTCACCTGTTGCTTCAAATTGGAATGTCTTATTACCATCTCCCGATACGATTGTGATACCACCACCATTTGCAGCAGCGTCATCAGCAGCACCTGTACCTAATTCTAAGTTCTTGTCATCTACTGACATTGTAGTAGAATTGACAACTGTCTGGGTACCATTGACTGTCAAGTTACCAGAAATTATGGTATCATCAGCAATCGTTGTCGTACCACCTGCAGAATCAAGTGTGAGGTTGCCTGAAGTTGTTGTTACAGTGTTTCCATTCAATGAAAGGTTATCTACTGTAGCAGCACCTGTGACCGCTAGTGTAGTGCCATCAAATGTTAGGTTTCCTGAATCCTCAAGTGCACCAGATGCACCTGCAATTACAACTCTATTGTCAGTAAGGTCTGAAACTGTAGCAGAAGAAAGAACTGTTTCACCACCTGCTATGTTAGCACCACCATCAGCATCTATTGCTCCGTTGATGTCAACTGTTCCAGTAAATGTTGAGATACCAGAAACTTTTAGGGTTGTAGCATCTACCTGACCACCTGTTGTGATACCACTTACATTAATTGATGCGAAGTTAGCACCCTGTCCACCACCAAGAACATAATCCTTTATTCTTGAAGCAGCAGTCTTTTTGTTAGCACCACTAGCACCATCATCAACTAGGAACAAGTCAGCGTCTGCGATTGCACCTCCAATATCAGTTGCACCATCAAGGTCTACTGCCAATGCTGGAAGTGTACCTGCTGTTGCTCCTGATAGAGATCCAGTGTGTGTACCGTTTGTATTACCTGTTACGTTACCTGTAAGGTTACCGTTTATAGCTCCTGTAAATGTTGATATACCAGAGACCTTCAGGGTTGTTGCGTCAAGTTGCCCTGCAGTTGTTATACCAGTAACATTGATTGCTGTAAAGTTTGCACCTGCACCACCACCAAGGAAATAATCCTTCATCCTTGAAGCAGTAGTCTTTCTATTTGTACCACCTGCACCGTCATCAACGATGAATAAATCACCGTCAGCTATAGCAGCACCAATATCTGTTCCACCGTCTATATCTAATGCACTTAGAGGTAATGAGCCAGCGTTGAATCCAGATCCTGTATCCCAAGTTAATGTTCCACTTGCATTACTTCTAAGGAATCCACCGTTGACTGCAGCAGCAGGGAATTCATATGTCTGATTGCCACCTATATTTGCAGGTGCCTTTAGAGTAATATAGTTACTACCATTATTTGAACCTTCAACAAGGTTTACACCTGAACCAGTTGTTGCTGTTTCTAGTGTCCAAAAACGTTGAGAACCAATAAACTTGTTATTGTTAGTCGTTGAGTCTATACCAACGTATAGGTCAAACTTATCGACTGTAAGAGCAGGTTCACCAGCTTGTAAACCAGGTAAATTAGAGAAATTACCTCTCTTAAACTTCAGGATTGGAGAAGCCATATTAGCTGTTAAAAATTCTTTTTAGTTTTTCGTCACATCATCATAGGTATTATGACTGCTTCACAGTCAAAATATATTTATCAAAAATCACCTGCGTCTAGATCAATTTTATTGTCTAGAGCAACGTCTAATTCGTCAATTGTCTCTTGTGAGAATCCATCTGGAGTAGGAGCACCACCAGCAACAGAGGCACCACCAGCAGCAGCGTTGACTACCTCATCAGGATTGACAAATTTGAATGCATTTGTCACAGAGTCATATACAAGCACGAATCTGTTACCGATTCCTTGCCTATCTACATCATCTAAGTCTGAGAGTTTAGTTGCCACGCCTGATCCTCCTGAACCTGTTCCTCCACCACCAAGTGTTATCTTGAAAGACTTCTTCTCACCATTCTTTGCAAAAATTGATGGTGAACTTACAAGATTTACTTTGAATCCCATTAGCTTATAGTTGGGTTTACTAATGCCTGACCAGTAAGAACTTTTTCTTTCTTACCAGTGACATCATTAGTGATGATAATATCATAATTATATCTACCAGCAGTTATTATACCACTTTGAGCATCTGTCAAAGATATAGTGATCTCACCATCAGCTGGTGTTGATCCGAACGTAATTCCAAAACCAATACTCCCTGCGGAAGTATGATGTTTACGCATCTTTGCAGACAGTGATCTATTAGTCAGATTCAATGCTGACCCATCAGTTTGGGTTATATCGAACTGAGACTCAAAGTCCATTCCTTGTTCTATTTCAATATTGACGACAGGAACTGCCATATGTACCTACTTGTATCAGAGTTATTTATTACGTATCATATTTTTCAACTCTTCTATCTGCTGACGAAGTGAGTCAATTTCATTTTGTTGAGTATTTCTAACTTCTTTTTCGTTCATGTACCTGTGGTAAGCAGAACTATCCGTGTTTATTATCGCCTTCGTCTTCGCATCCCTCTTCAGATTTGGGTGATCCTCCACCTTGATTCTTTTTGATTGGGAATGTCTCATCGAGTGTGCCCTCCAACACTTCTGCTGCAAGTGACCATGCATTGATCATAATTTTTTAGCATCTACTGTATATATTATGCCAATGCTATCGCCCTAAAGTCAAGTAATTCAGGTGCTTGTGCTTGGTTGCTTGATGAGAATACAACTTTGACTTGGAATCCATTGTAAGCAGGTAAATTTTCTGCAGTAAATTCGTAGTCATTGAACTGACCTTCTAAACTTGCAGGGATCTTCCTATCAGGTTTACCATTATTATTCTTACCATTGATAAGGAATCCACCAGAATCTAAGTTTTCAAAACCAGGCATCAACTCGAATACTTTATCAGTTTCGCCACCACCATCAACTCTTTGTAATCTATACAATACTCTGACATCAGCAGCTCCAGTTACATTTGCACCAAATATAACTTTGAGACTTGTTGCAGGGTTTTCTAGTTTGATCACTTTGGTAACATATGCCTGATCATGAGGATCTTCTAGTAAGTTAGACCTTCTATCAGTGATGTAATTTGAAACAGGTTTGTTGACTCTTGATGATTTAGTATTCAGTGAACTGTTGAATACATTGACAACAGGTGATACGTTCTTATCAGATGTGCTAAGAGCGACATCCATTGTAAGTGATTTACCACCAGGTAATTGTTTCAACGCTGTCTGATTACCCTCATTTACTAATGATGCAACTAATCTAGGTTCTTTGAACTTCGTCTCTTTGGTTAGAGATAAAGGTGCATAACCCTTGTCGATAAATGATGTTTCATTACCACCTATACTTGTACCACTACATGTTCTTAGGTTTGCCTCAACTTTAGTATTTTCAGGAGCACTGAAGTTGAGTGTTGGTTCAATTGATTCAAACTGAATATTAGATGAACCCCTACCAGCATCTCCACCAGTGTGCTTGTCTTTATTGAATAATACGTCACCAGTGATTCTCACATGATAGTCATCAAGAGTTATCTTACCTGTAATATTTCCAGATACATCAGCGAGACTATGCTCTGTATTGATTTTTCTTAGTGATACACCAGATAATTCATACTTTTGTATTGGATCGCCAACTGAATATGTACGTGTGAAGGTATTATCAATACCTCTGGTTATAGTACCACTCAAAGCATTTGTACCAACAGCTGTGTAACTTACTATTTCCTCTCCAATTAAGGCGAAACCAGGATTGCTTGCAGTAACCTGTGCACCCTCAAAGAAGTTGAATCCTAAACTACTACCCACACTGATTTGACTTGTTGCACTGACTGCATATCCTACTGTCAATGTTGTAGGAACAGCGTCTCCAGTAACACCTGAGATGGCAACTCTATTTTGAGCAGAGTGTAAGTTATGATTTGGATGACTTACCTTGAAGTGCTTACCGTCATACTTACCACTATTAGTTGTAACTGATGCTGGAATTATAGTTGGTATTGTAACTCCATAACCAAGACTGCTATCATGAACTTGTATCAAGTCAGTTGTGTTGAAATCAGTTCCAGAGACATTTGTAAGTTCAATAGCGTTGACACCTGTTGTGACACCAACAGTCACTAATAAATTCTTTCCTAAACCTTTAGCACCAATTGCACCAGTCAGAGTATCTCCAACTCTATATCCTGATCCAGTATTATTGACTGTGATTGATGTAATAACATTACCAGACACTGTGGCAATACCAGTTGCACCAGTTCCGTTTCCTGTTACAGAGTTGAAAGTGATTGCTTGAGCAGCACCGTCTTCGTATCCTGATCCCTCATTCGTAATTATAAGAGAAGTTCCAGAATTACCACCACCAATGTGTGAGAGAAGATCGGATACAAAACCAGTTGAACTTGTGTTGTTTTGCTTGACTTGTGATCCTACATGTATAACAGAACCAGAACCACCAACTATAGATGAGTTCAATCCAACTGTTACTCTCTTAGAGAATGTTTCAATTGGGTTTGGTGCTAATCTATTTCTAGATGCATTAGTTCCTAAATCAGGATTATAGAATCTGATTGTTCCAACCTCTGTTGTGAACTCTGCCTTGTATGCTTTATACTTGAGGTCTTCTAACTGAGATGCAGTCCAAGTAGATCCGTTTTGACCTTTGAATAATGATCCTTGAGTAGGTTGTTTTGATACAATAACCTTACCCAACTCAGGAGAAGAAGCAGTCGAGATATCCTCTTCACCAATCTGACATATCCATGCCTGATAGTCTGCATCAGCAGATCCAATCACAAATGAATATTCACCTTGTACAAGATATACTGGATTTGGGAATTTGAAGTTAGTAGCGACTGTACCATCTGTCGATGTGTTTACCTGATCAGGAGTCAAAATAACTCTTGCATTCTTCAAAACTTTATTGGTTGGATATCCGTTCTCTACAGATACTATTCTCACATCAACTGGTAATGATTCAGATTTTGTTAGGAAGTAGAAATCTACAGATGTCAAGAATATACCTGAATCTTCCTCAACAAAGAAACTTTGTGCTAAAGGATCGTCATCATGATCTCTTGCAGGTTGAATAATAACTCTTTCAGTAGTTCTCTCAATAATCTCTGTATGGTGAATAATGACAGGAGGTGGAATTACAGGTGGTGCTGGTTCAACTCTAGTAATTGTTGTCTCAGTGACTTCAAATCCTTCAGAGAAGTGATCTGCACCTGCAGAAGTAAAGTTCTGACCTGTTATTACATCTTGAGGTCTTATACTGGTCAAGGAAGCAGTATTTGTACCATTCTGGAATGTTCCTTCTGGTATGTAATAGCAACCCTGACATGCACCAAAGGCATCAGAGATGAGTCTAATTTGAGACACATCTGCCTCTGCACCACTTGTTTCACCAACAAGTCTCATACCTGTTGTAACAAATCCGAAGTAATTACCATCAGATTTTTGATTCAAACTATCAATATCAACATTGAGAATTGTAGATGTTTCAGTATAAGATGATGATATACCTAATGATGGATTGTATGGACTAGATGAATATGTAATTGAAGGGTTGTTGAACGGACCAAACTTATGATTTGGTTGACATACACGGAATCTGATATCAGCACTTTGACTTGTATTTTGAGTAGACATCGCTAGTCCACGTACAGTCTCACCTATCTGGAAAGCACCTTGTATAGGAGTGACTTCTAGAAGTTTAGGTATAGTGCGAATGTTATTTTCAATCATGTCAACACCAGACCAATATGTAAACATATTAGTATTGGGTTTCAATCTTGATGCTGTGAAAGCGATGTTCTGCTCTCTCATTTGAGGAACAGGTTCTGTCTCAGAAATAAAGTCATTACTAAATCCTATTCCACCATCTTCAGTAAAGAATACTCTATTCACAAATATATCTGAGTCTGGATTGAGTGTCATTACACCACCCCAATCTCTGAAAGCATAAGGGTTTACACTCTCAACTCTAGTTGCAAATGGTTGCTCTCTATCTACAACCTCTGTATAATCTAAAGTTACATAATCACCAGTTTTTTTGATGTTAGGAGATCCTAAGTCATCAGCAAAACGTGCATCTACAGTTGGATCTGCAGCACCGCTAGTTCCGACCACTGACTCTGATCCTAGAAGCAGATCAATACTATCGTGATTTTTTCTTGCTACTAATTTACCATCTTTGATGTCATATTTGAGTGAATCAATTGTTTTGTCAGCAACTTCAAATGTATTGAATGGGTCAACTACAAAACCATTTTTGAATCTATCTAAACCTGTAGATGGGTCTTTGATCATAAGACTATCTGTCTTAGATTCTAATAATGATAATGCTGTAACTTCTTCTACGTTTGCTATTCTAGTTTCTAACTTACCAATATCCTTCATGGTATAACGTTTATTAGCACGGAATTGTAACTTGACATCCTTAGTTGCGTTATAAACGTATGGTGCATAGTCAATTCTTGCCAATTCAAAAGACTCATTTATTGGGTCTGGTTCGACTGGATTCTCAGCAGGTACACCCTCTTTGATAGTAAATGTGGCATCCTTATTGACATATAACCTATCAATTCTACCGAGATAGAAATTATAATCAAAGGTTATATTTTCATCGGAAACTAATACAGATGCTGATTGACCACCTGCACTAAAGTCTCTTGCATCAAATTCAAATGGTGATCTTGAACCTGAATATGGAGCAACTCTTGGTCGTGCATCAATAGTATCAACGTTTCTTATATCTTCAAATGATGGTGTAATATCGTAGTATTGTTGTGAGTAACTACTTGCAGTCACTATATCACCAGAGTCTTCTGAGTTTACAACGTAATGATCGAAATAAACCTTCAATTGACCTTGTGGTTCTGGGAAGTTTGCTTTCCTTACTAATCTACCAAAATCATAAAATTCAGCTCGTTGACCTGAATCCAAAATAAAATTGTTTCTAATGTTAGGATCACCAGCAGTAGAAGAAGAAAGATTTGCAGTAACGCCACTCTCTGAGAACGTAACTTCTTCAGTATCTTGGAACTTATTGCCATTTGTGAAAATTACCTCCACTTTATTTGCAGCACTTCTCGCAAGAATAAGTGCAGAAGCACCAGAACTCTTACCTACACCGACTTCACCAACAATAAGATCAGAGTTATCACCTGCAGGTCCGTTGAAGGATGCTAATGTTAGAGTTGGAACTGTTGGAGCACCAGATCCTGAAGATTCAAATACTGCAGTCACTCTGACTACATCAGGAACTCCAAGAGATATTTCTCTATCTTGAACTCTAAGACCAAATACATCACTTGGTGTTAGACCATCAGTAATTGATGAACTTACACCAGAATAGGATCTATTTGATTTTGTTATAAGGGTGGTCGCATTTCTTGTAAGAGATTTTTGCTTTGATTTTACCTTACTCTTTTGATGTGTGCTTTGTACAACAACATTACCAGATTGACTTGGTGTCAATCCAGAAATTGTAACTGATTTACCACCAGTTGCAATAACAACTTGATCAGATGTAAGTGCTTGTACAGTACCATTATTATATGCTATGTTATATCTCTCTTCATCAAATGGAGCGTACACCAAATCAGTTCCAGTCAAGGAAGGAAGAGTCAATTGACCACTACCGTCAGTGCTCTGAGCAGTATCTTCCTTTCTCAAGAATAGAGTTGAATCTGTCAAGTCAACTGATTCAATGTTGGTGTTGGGCATCTGTGCATACAAGAACCCTGCTGTAGAATTTTTTATCTTAGCTGATACAATCTCCAAACCACTTACAGTGACTGTAGAACTCGGTAATGCTTTGTGGCATATTCCAGCAATAGTATCTGGTGCAGCGACGAGAGTTATGGTATTACCAGATGTGCTTATACTACTTACTACGTTATATGTGATATCACTAATACCACCAATTTTATATGAAACTACATCACCAACCTTGAATTCAGGAACCCAACCAGTTGTACCACTTGTTACAGCACCACCACTTGTTATACTAAATGATCTTCCACCAAAATTCTTTTTACTTTCTAATACTACATCAGCAGCAAAAGTTCTACTTGCTGCAGTCGATCTTACTGATTTTACATCTGTAAGGTCATACTCAGTTACAGAAGTTAGTATTCTTCCATCCTGTACACCATTGATAATGATTGCTTCATCTACAATGAATTTACCTGATGTCTGATTCAACGTTACATTTGTAGAATTAGATACAGCATCTCTTAGATATCCTTTAGCACCACTTGATGCACCTTCAATCAATGCAGGGACAGGTATAGTATGTGCCTTATTGAGCACTAATGCTGTATCTGTCTGGATATCCATCAAGTATAATTCATATACTGATGTGTCACCTGTGTATCCAGCATTCTGAAGTTTATAATCATATACTCTTGCTCTACCTATACTATTACCTGCAGCATTTGATTTTGTAGAACTCAATCTAGCACTTCTTAGATCAACATAATCAGAAGTAGCAGCAGCAAGATTTATTCGTGCAGCACTCAATACATTATTGACTCTTAGTCTATTACCTGCTTGGAATGGAACTGCAGAATTCTCAACTTTTTGTGTAGTTCTTGGTTTCTTTACGTCTAAGTAAGCGTGACCAGATGTTTGTACTTCAAATCCTCTTACATATGCTTTACCTGGACCTACTCTGATATTCAATAAATCTTTACTTGGAGTATTTCCTTCTTCTGTCTTTTGATTTGCATAGTATGTACCAAAATAATCAAACCTATCATTCAATGATTCTTTTGCTTCTAAATCAAACTTAGTTACGAAATAGTTACCACTCTCATCAAATGTTCTTCTAGCAAATTCATCAGCAATATGATTGTATACAGTTCTATCTACAATTAATTTTTCTTCACCCTCATCAGTTCTAAACAGTTCAATAAAGTTTTCATCTTGAAAATCTGTTAGACCTTTCTTAGTAAGTGATAAACTAATCTTGAGCCTATCAGCACCTGGAGCAGTAAAATTGGAGAATCCAGCAGCATTATCGTATAGACTATTATCATCAACAGCAGTGACAAGATCCTCTTTGACAAAGAAACCCACTCTGTACGATGGAGTGTTGGAATACTGATCGAGAATAAGTGTCTCATTTTGTACCTCTACAAATGCTCCACGAGCAAAATATACACCTCTATTCATTGTGAATGCACTAGATGTACCAGTTGCATTAGAAAGAATACAAGTAGCAAAATCACTTCCACTTGTGATAGTGGTAGATCCGTATGTAAAATCTGTGAGTGTAACTAGATTCTCACCATCGGCAAAATATTGATTTTGTAAATCATCAGAAGTGCTTTCAAATTTGATGTATAAAGTTGTGCTGTTTGTTTCTGATTGAGTTGAAGATAATACCTGAAGAACTTTTGCCTTGACACCAGACTGCTTACCCTTTATTCTAAGACCGATAAGTTTATCGTAATATGACTCTACAGGAACACCAAAAAATGTAGACTCAATTTTGACAAACGTATATGCTGGATCGTAGTTGAATTTACCAGGAATCACCATTGATCCCTCTTTGAAAATATGCTTACCAAACTTCTCAATCTGTCCTTGTAGGATAGACTGTAGTGTGGTTAGTTCTCTTGCTTGAACTGGTGTGCCAGGTTTGAATAAGACTCTGCTAAAGTTTTTTGCTGAGTCAAAGTCATCAAAATATGGACTGACGTTTAGGTTGGTGTTCTGTGGCATCGTTAGAATTCTAAGACGATTTTAATATCTTCACGTTGGTTGGTTGCCCTTGTAACTTCTGGTCTATTGTCAATGTATACAATATCTCCAGAATATTTTTTGATCTCAGGGTTGGCAAGACCGCTTGTGTATGACTGACCAAAATAGTATTTCTTGTTGTTCACATCCACTGATACACCTGTGAAGGATGTGTCAATAGATAAGGTCTCAGTACCAGTTGTTGTATCAACAACAATGTTAGTGTTACCACCTGTACCTGGTGAGGCCGTGAACCTATTTAGACTGTAACCGAAGCGGGGAACTGAGTTTCCAACTCCAATAGTAGCAAGCGATCTATCTTGCCAATACTGAAGAGTTTTTGTTACCGCATCGTATCCCACAATCTTTCCTATTGCAGTTGTACCTGCACTGATTGTTTGAGTTATTTGTCCGTCAGTTTTTACTGAGATAGTAGTTGTAGCAGCACCTGTTAATCTGAGTCCATATAGACCTGATGCAGATGGTGTATCTAATATATTTGTACTATCAAACACCTGTGGATTTTTGACTATACCAATACGAGCAAACTGGTTTCCTGTTGGGAAATCTGGGTTTGTTATATCACTATTTTCTATTCTTGAGTAGATCAAAACTTTATTTGATCCCAATTCTCTGTATACATCAGCACCGTGACCACCTGAAGGAGGTATGATAACTGAGAATGATGCACCTGCACCAGTTACAACAGAGTCTAAGTCTAAAGTAGCAAAAGAGTATCCACTTCCACCATTAGTTACCTGAACAGAGGAGGGTTTACCATCAATAAAGGTAACAGAAGCGAGAGCACCTGAACCATCACCTTTTATAGGAACATTATTTTTTGTGCCAGTGAATTGATAGTTTGCACTACCAACATCTTCTATAACAACAGTCTCAATCTTACCATCAACAGCATTATTCCTAACATCTGCCACATCTGTATTGGTCGCCCAATCAGAGGGAAGAGGTATGAAATCAGCACTGTCAAATTTTACAATATCACTTGGTTTTATAGTATAAAGATACTTCCAAACATATCCATCTGATTCTAATCTTGGTTCTAGGTCAGTATGTATTGGTTCGTCCAGCGAGACGATTCCTTGTCCACCATTTGAAGGACTTGCACCATTTGATATACAAAGATAAACTCTGAAATCTTTGTTCATCACATAGTAATTGGAATTGTATAAGTTAGATGCACTTGTTTGAGGTGTCAATTTATTGATGCTATAGTCATGTCTATACATCTCGTAAATTGTACCTGAAGACCAAGTAATTTTTGAAACTACTCTTAGTACATCAGATGAATTGATTTTTTTAGCAGATATTAGAGTATCATAGATGTCATCATGCTGATCGAAATTATCAATCGGAGATGGAGTGCTTGTATTCCAATCCGAAGCTTTCTCTGTAGCATTTGGCAGACCAATAAAAACGTAATAACTGTTGCTTGCGTTTCCTATTCCGCTTACAAAGTTTGACGCATTCAAGACTCTTATCTGATCAGTAATGATCGCTGGCATTATACTATTAGACTTTTGTTGTTTATTTATGTGTAATCAAGAAGTAATTTATTCGTTCTTTGGATTTCTGGAGCAGTTGAAAGTCCAGTCAGACCCTCAAGTGTGTTCACTGTAAATGATGTTCCTAATGCTCCTGTGGTGAATTTCGCCCAACTAAATTCTCCGTAGAACGCACCTACACCTGATGTAAGACCTGTGAAGTTTAGTTGATGATTAGTTTCGATATTTGATATAACTCGCATAGTCTCACCTATACCTGCGAGTGGTTGTATGTGACTCACTTGATAAACACCGTCTATAAATGAGTTACCAATTCCAACTGTCGATCCTCTTGTTTGTGATAACGCTGTGACACCACCACCTACTGCACCAACATTTGAACGACTAACGACAAAGTAGTCACCTGTTCCTATTCCTGTTTTAGTTATAGAACCAAATTGATTTTCTCTCAATGGTGAATTTTTTGGTACAAAGAATTCAAATGTGATTGCTTGTGCAGATACACCAATACCTACAATGTGACCCTCATCACCCACACAATTCACACCCTCTACATCTTTGACGGGCATAACAAAAGTAGTAAGACCAAAACCAGTATTATTTTGAGGATCAACAATTCTTACGTTGAACGCTGTATCATCAGGTTCTTCAGTTTTTCTGAACCCAAGACTACCACCATCAGTATAAACTGATGTGTGATTTGAAGCGATACTTCTTATGATCTTAGATGTAGGGAATATTCTTCCAGCATATACTATTCGAGATTTAGAAACTACTTCACCGTTCACTATAATATCGTCTTGTTGCTTACTCCAAACAATTGGTCTTACAGTAGATCCATTTGCTCCTGTAATACCTTGTCCTTTATAAACGTTAGTTCCTAGAGTATCTCGTGCAATCGTCTCAGTAATAATTCTCTGATCTTGACTAAGGAAAGATGGATTAGATGGTGTTTTTAGTATTTGTATCTTATCACCCTTCTTGATACTTTCAGGTGCAGTCAATTCTGCTATATCTGCATCAGTGCCTCTGTAGAATAAAACTTGTAAAGTAGATCCTGATCTAGGTGCTTCTTTGAATTCTATTTGAGTACCACCATTGAATGTATATGCTTCATTTGGTTTCTGTAATACATCATCTATGAATATCAACAATACCTGATCTAAATCAATCAGACTACCTGTATCAGATTCAATACTAATTGGTTCACTATTTTCAGTCAGAGTAAATACACGTCTCTTATCATTGAATTCATGAGAGAAGTTATCGAGAACTTGCATTTTACCAAACACCCAACCAGCAAACTCATCATCCTGTGTCTCACTTATAGTAAAGGTTGCATGTTTGAATGTAGTCCCTATACCCACATTAGTCGGTATACCAACTACTTGAAGTTGCTCACCAGCAGTATATCCATATCCAGTGTTTATAAGATTGCTGCTTATAATACTAAGACCAACTCCTACTGATACAGAAACTGACGCACCAATACCTGTACCTGAACTTACTAACTTGAGATCATCATATGGTACTGGATCATCAAAATCAATCTTAGGTACATCAGTCCAAGTATATCCAACACCAACTGTGTTCATGAATATATTTTCTATATGACCTGCTCTTACTGTAAACGTTCCAGCAGCACCTGTGGTAGGACTACCACCTCTTACATATACTTGATATGTCGAAGGTCCGTTAGTATATCCTGAACCCGTAAATGCCATAGACACTGTAACCGTGCCAAATCCTGACACCACTGCTGTCGCAATACCTGCCCTTTGATCTTGGTATCCATAACCTTGTGTGTTTCCGATAGATATAATTATACCTTTTCTTGGGAGATTGTTTGCATTGACATCTGAAATACTGTAACTTTCAGAGACAAAATCTTGATTAGCGTTACCAGTAAATCTGACTGATGTGATGCCAGGACTTGCACTGCTTACAAAATCGTAATCTATGTCAGGTTTTTGGAAAATATTATTGACTAAGATAGCACCAAAATCACTTGTGATTCCAGTAGTATTTGCTCCATCCGATGTTAGTGTAAATGTCTTTCCTATTCCAGTGAAATTTTCAGAAACATCATCGAGTATCAAGTTACCAGCATAATCAGATCTTATAAATGTTCTTCCTTGGAATCCAGATCCAATTGGTATATCAGATAATATTAGTTGATGTGTGCCAATACCTGCATTGACTAGAGTTATACCAATACCAACAAGTGCCTCACCTTTTGTTTCCGCAAATCTAAATGTATTTGGTGCATCCTGTATTATGAAGAAATCATTGTTTGCAAGTAAAGGTGTTGGTGGGTTCAAAGATCTTATCTTGACTTTTGTACCAGTTGGTAAAAGTTCTGATAGTGCATAGAAACTATCTCCTGTGAAGTTTTCTGATGACACTCCAACTGATTCTCTATTACCACCAAAAGGTACATCTGCAAATGTTATCTTATCATCTATGATATTATAATCACCTAGTTTTAGTTGAACTGCAGTATTTGCTATGTGAGTTCCTTTCAAAGTCCCCATCCATGCACGATCAACCAATAAATTATTTGTGTTGTTATTATATCCTACGACCTGAATCCTCATAATCTCATCATTTATTTGGATTAGATCATACGCTTTCAAGAAAGAAGCATCACCTACAGTAACTTCTCTATTTTGTACTTGCACTACCGTAGTAGCAGCACCCACTCTAGTGTATAGAGGGGATTGTATCATATTATCAATTGCTATTATTGCTTTTGTATTTCTTTTTTGTGCAGTAAATGAATGTGTAAGTCCTACTCCAACAGTTGTAATTCCTATAGCAGCACCTGACTTTGCATTTGCTTTGCTGGTTGCTAATTGTAATTCATTCTCTCCTTTCTTGATCGCAAAAACGGATAGTGGCATAGTTGTTGCTGCACCAACACCATTCAATCCATGTTGTATTCCTATTGCATCACCACCTGTTGCATCATATACTAACTCTTCACCTGTTATGTAAAAATGATTAGGAATTACAATAGTGTCAGAAGCTGCAATGACAACTGATGTACTTGAACCATCGAATCTTTTTTTAAAAATTGACTCACCCTTATGTGTCAGATTGAAAGTTTGTTGAAAACTCTCTGACTCTGAGTTGAAGGTCTTATTGATTGACGATAAGGTAAATGACATGAGGATATTTAGAGAGTTATTGAGGTATCGTTAGGAATATTATCTGGTTTATCAATTCTAATTTCACTTGTTCTGACAATATAAGACTTGTTTGCCAATGGTAAGAATGTCATCACTACATTTCCACTACTCAATATGATTTCAGTATTACGTATGTCACGTTTTTGATCCGTGGCATTTGAAATGTTATTGTATTTTGCAAAGTTAGCATTACCACCAAATGAGTTAGCAGAAACTTTGAATACTGATCGTTTACCATCAGTTACGTTTTCTATTTCTACTGTATACCTCATGGACGAGTAATTACTGAATGCCTTTGTAGAAACAATGGTTGCAGATGGAGATCCAGATGCTCCTATGGTTGTTCTAGTCGCATTCAATTCACTGTCACCAACATCAAGACTCATTATATTACTTGATACAGATGATACTGTGGTAGCAATACCGACGAGAGTGGTTAGTGTTTGGATTGTTACTCCAATACCTGCAGTAGGGGTGTACTTGAATTGTATGACATTACTTGACATATCAATATCAAAATTACCTTGTGTTACACCAGTTCCTATATTTGTGTAATCTGTGAAATCAACACTATTTGCACCATTACATAAGAAACTATACTCTTCTATTTCTTTTTGCCCTGATCCATTGTGAACTACAAGAACATCACCACTTTGGAACTTAGTGGCATCAACTTCAAAGAATACTACAGTGGAAGGTGATCCCGACGCAGTAAAGGCAGATGATATACCAGTTTTTTCCACATGTGCAAAAGCGGTTTGACCTGTGCTTACACTATTTGGTATACCTTCTTTATGGAAGGTCACATCATAAGTGAACGATGCATTGTATGGTGTGAATGATACTGATATATTTCCACCATCCATTGTGGCAGTAAATTCACCTAGATCGAAAGCATCAGATAGGTCTGAGTATTGGTTGATATAAACTTTTGTATTGTCATGAGTTACTATAAATTCACAATATTGTGTAGCGTTATATGTAACTCCTAATGAAGAATCAAGAACAACCTGTGCATAGTATTTTACAGCAGAGAATGAAGCAGAAGTAAAGGTATCAATCTCAACTTCTCTTATCTGGTCTGGGTCACTATAGAACTGAGGACTTATGTCATCTATCTCAAGTACCCTGTTAGTTTTACATAAGAGTGAGTCTCCAAATCTACTATGTTTGAATACTACCTGATCACTTATAGTTTCTGTTGCGTTAGGTAATTCATATCCAGTATCATGATCATGTCTTTCATAAACCTTCGCTTCATTGTCTATCAAGATAACAGATGTACCTGCAGTTCCTACCGCAGTGATAGTTGCAGTTGTTCCAATTCCAATAGGAGCAGAAGAAATAAGAAGATCAGAATGTTTTTTGAATCCACCTATGTGTGCTAGTGAATCAACTGGTTCACTCCATGAACTTATACCAACAAAACTCTTCAGTGAATATGCAAAGTTTTGATAGTAATCACTATCTTGTATTCTTTGGTTGAATTGATTCAGTTTACCTGTATCTTTCTCCCATCCATATATTTTTTCTACAGATACACCAGTATCGAAGTCACCACTATAACTTTCAATACTTTCAATAGTACCGCCACCATTTGATATCTTACCTATTATTTGATCACCTGTATTGAATCCAACTACAGTATCTACCCTCAATACATTTGTTGTTTTACCATCACCAAGAATAACTCTTGCTTCATTATCACCACTGTATATAACTTCATTATTGACAAACACACTTTCGATCAATGTCAAATCAAATTGTGCAATGTCTTTCTTATTTGCAACTGTACCATAACTTCCATAATCATGAACACCTGGTGCAGTAGGAACATCATATGTTATGATCGCTTGATTGACTTGACCAGGATTGGTTGTTACACCAGTCAAAGTGAAGTATTGATAATTGTAATCTACAGAGTTATATCCATTACCTGTGGTCACACCCAAGTTTTCAACGAATACTTCATCTCCTACAGAGAATGGGAAACTCATTGATCCAAATCCGAGAGGGGATGGGGTTTTGAGTCTTAGTGTAACTGTGGGTGCAGAATAAGTTGCACTTATAATACCAACACCATTTGTATTATCAATCGCTAGTAGTTTTCCATCTCCAGCTGACAAATTACCACCACTCTTGATAATCTTGACATTACTTACACTACCACCTGTCATCTCAGGAACAAATTGTGCCTGTTCATTTACTGTGTTAGTTTTTGAGTTGAATAGAACAAGGTTAGGTGCAGTGAGATAATTATTTCCTGTTGAGGTTATACCAACAGAATCAACAGCAAAGTTATCTTTCAGGAAGAATACCTGTGGCATCGCTGCCTGTGGTTTCAAGGTTCTGTCTGATGGATAATCAAATCCAAAGTCTATAACATTTACTTTATCAATAGATCCAATATTCTTTCCTACTGCTTTGAGGTCAGCTGAAGAACCTGTGGTTGATGCAATTGATACTCTTGGTATGTCTTTATAAGATGAACCACCAGAGGTCAAAAGAATTCTACCTATAGGACCTGTGACACTCTTTGAAGTTGTGGTGTATCTTATATCGGAAACCGTAGTATAACCAACTCTTTCTGGAATTGCTGGAAGATTGTATTTGAAGGTGTTTGGTGTAACAGTGCTAATTCCAGTTCTTATATTGTACTTACTATCATTTACAGTTATCTTACCATAGTCTAATATTTGATCATCTATCTCAATAATCTTACTACTGTCTTTACTGGTGAAGTTGTAATACAATACATCAGGAACTTCTTTGGTAAATCTTACAGTCTTAGTTGCAAGAGCGTCACCTGGTACACCTGAACTTGTAATTTCAATTGCAGATTTTCCAGACCCTACGAATTCTTTCTTGAATGTTTGATCCTCATAGAAATCTAAGTTGACATCAGCAAGTGTTGAAGAAGACATATCAAATGTCAAAATATCACCAGTCGTTACACTTATAGGTGGATTGATTGATGCACCAATACTTACAAATCTGGTATTATCACTATATGTTGCAACTACAGTGCTGGTGGCAGCAGAGACAACACTTATATCAATAGTGTCTTTTGCCTTGAGTGTATGAGGAGCGATTGTATGGACAGTGGTTTCTATGATACGTAAATCACCTGTTACATTGCTTCTCTGTGATACGAATGAATGAGTATTACCTATTCCCGTAGCATCATCAAACATGACTTGTTGTAAGTCTGAGCTTATACCTGCCAATGTTGTTACTATACCAACTTTATTAGCATCAATAACTTTGATGAATACGTCAGGTGGTAATGGACGTTTGAATCCACCAGCTACACGTTTCATCGCATCAGTCTGATATGTCAATGATGTACCAGCACCAGGTGAGTATGTTACCTTCTCTCCATCTTTGAATGGATGTCTTGGTAAGAAGATTGTTCTATTTGGTATGAACTGATCACCAAAATCAAGTGTTGATACTGTAGATCCAATACCTACACCAAAGGTAAGACCAACTCCAACATCACCATCACCTCTGAAGTATTGTGCTACCTCACTTTCTACTAAAGTATTATTCTTCGGTGTAAATTTGAATTCTTTTTCTAATCTGACAATTGAACATCCATAAGTGTGTGCTGCTGCAACTGTTCCATTTTGAGCACGAATCAGATCAAGTTCATTATGAAGTTTGTCAATACCAAAGACAAGAAACTCTTCTGCTTCTATTTTTATAATATCATTTACACCAAATTTATTGACAGACTCTTGCACTCTTACACTTGTTGTAAGACCTACACTCATCATTGCAGTTCCTAGACCAGAACTTACTTCTCTTACCTTTATCTTATGACTACCATTGAAAGTATCTGTTGATCCATGAATAATAATATCAACATTATTAGATAATCCATGTGCACCAGTCCAAATACCAGTTGCCTCTTTACCATCAGATACAAACTTGATACCTGTCTTATCAAGTATTGCAGATGAAATAGAGGATATACCTGGTCCTACAACTTCAGAGATTTCTCCAAGAGCACCAAAACCTTTTGTATCAGTATTGTCAAATACAAGTTTATCTCCTACATTGAAATTCTCACCATCACCCACAATAGTGATTGAATCAATAGAACCTGATTGTACAGATACTATCTTACTTGTTTCTTTTGTGTTCTTATTTGAGTTTGATATAAACTCGTAATTCTTTGTTTTATGAGGTGTTGTATTTCTTACTAATCCAAGTGCTACTGGATCAAGATCTTGATTAGATGTTAGATCACTATTGAATGAATCATACTTTGAATTATATGTGTCACCAATTACATATGGGAATTGAGGTTCTCTGACATTGAAAAAAGGACTATTAGTGTTTCCGTTAATTCCAATCTCGACTGTTGTGTAGTATGCATATATTCCGTTTGGATAATCAGGAGTAATTGCAAATCTGCCATTATGCTCGTCAAGATCGCCCAATCCCTCAACATAAGTATAATCCTCTATGAAAAATCCTGATGGGTACTGAGATGTTGGAGGTCCGTCTACCCTAGTCAGTGGTTTATAACTTGACTGTAAATATGTGATACCACCTGTACCATCTGCATTCTTGAAGCAAAGAGGTCCGTATATTGGGTGACCATCATACGCATATCCTAAGATAGGTGAGTGTTCAACTCCCTTATCACCGAAGAAATCACGTAGGTTACGAGGAACAAAGTAGTTTACATAAGGATTACCCAGTGATGTTGCGGTTTCATAGAAACCGTCATCCTGTGACATGTCACCACTCTTCGCATATCTCGCTACTTGGTTTACAGTCCAGTTATCTATATTCGCAGAATATATCGCACCAGAACCAGGTGTTTTTGCTGATACTGTAGTTTTAGGTTGAGTGTATCCAGCACCCTTCTCAATCATTTCGATTGATACTATTTGCCCACCAGATACAACTGCTTTTGCTTTAGCACCTATACCATCTCCTGTTATAGTGATGTCTGGTGTACTGAAAAAGTCATTACCACCATACTTGATGATGATTTGATCTACACGACCATTTACAATGAATGGTTGTAAGAAAGCATTCTTACCTTCTTGTGTGTCAATACTAGGTTTGAAGTTATCATTTATAACCGTAGAACCGTACTCAGAACCAATTCTAGAGACATGAACTGCGTCAATACTTCCCCTAATGACGGGTGTAGCGGTTGCGTTGGCAGTTGTAATTCCTTGTCTTCCTTCGATTCTAACGTTAATAGGAGGATCCTGAAAAACTTGTTCTCCGCTACCTGTAGATGTAAGATTGACATAATCTAATAAACTGGTTGAAATTGATACTCTGAATGAGTTATCTGTTAGTTTAATTATAAAGTATTCTTTCTCATTTGTCAGTCCACCAATAGCACCTGCACCTTGTGAATATTTTACAATCTCACCAGATTCAAAACCATGATTATCGATATTGATTGTATTTGTGTATGTATTAATTCCTGAGATTGTAGAAACTAATCTATTATGGAATACGCCATTATTCTCAACAAGAATTTTATCTACCTTTCTTCTAGAAATAACAGTTGAGAATTCGTGTGTACCAGCACCACTTCCTGAGATAGGAATTACACCTGTACCTGATAATGCGTCAATAGTATTATCTGCTAGATGTATTTCATGCTCGTTGATATAATTTACAAAGTATGATGCGTTATCAATCAGTTTGCCAGGTGTAGTTCCTATACCAATAGCATCTGTATTATTTGTATTGTATATAATCTCTTCACCAGGTTTCAATCCATGAGGGGTCTTGAATGAGAATTTGTTTAGAGAAGTATTGACAACACCACCAGTTGTAGTTGAATCAAATTCAACCACCTGTGGTGTAAGTTTCATTTTTGGTTTCAGTACAGCAGAAGTGTTATTACCACCAAGAATGGTTACATTAGGATCTTCCTGATAATCAACACCTGGTGTATCTACAAGGACATCTGTAATGGTTCCCGATACTTGTGATACAACTGATGCACCAACACCACTATGACCAGACTGAGACACAGAAAGTCTTGGTCTGTTTATTACGTCATATCCAGATCCTGTATTGAGAACATCTACTGTTCTTAGTGCTCCATAATATACTTTATCCGTAGACTTGTAAGAATATATCTCAACACCATTTGCAAATAAACCTATACCACCCTGCTCTGTTTTCTCTTTTTCTGTGCTGTACTCAGGCACAGGGAACTTACGTAATATTCTTTGTCCAGATATATCTGAATTGTAAACCAACTGAGGGGTCAGGAAATGGGTTGTAATACCCGATAGGTCAGATCCTACCACCGATGTAATATACTGCCCTCTACGTACGTTCTCAGGGGTGTATGCGAGTGCTAATGTATTCTGGTCAATCTTCTTGACATAGTATGGTTGGTTCTCAAGAAGATTTGTAAGTTTTACTGAATCAGATGTGTAATAAACTAACTCACCATCATTGTAGTTGTGGTCAGTTACTGTGAATTGACTTGTATCAGTTGTAATACCTGCTGTAGAAAATGTTCTTATTCTTTTCTGTGGGTTTATCTGCCAATGAGGTAAACTATTTGATGCTATGTAAACCTCTTGACCTTTTGAATATGAGTTTTGTACATCTACTGCTTCACCATTCTTTGTTTTTAGTTGTCTTCTAATAAAATATGAACCATCGACATCAATGTTTGGAGCATTGACTCTTATGGTATTTGATAATGGTGTACCTGTAATACTACCTTGAATTATATTCCCATCTATGTCAATAATATCAATTGTGTCACCTGAATATAAAGCATGATCATCCAATAGAAGAATACTGTAGTTGTTAGGTGATATTTGAGTTATAGTATTGATTTCATATCTAGCAGCAGTGTTTCCGATCCATGTAGTAAATCTTTTTTCGCTATTTTCAATACCTAAAGTACTTACATTGATAGAACTTCCTGTTTGTTGAGTTTTTGCAGACCCATTGAATTTATTAATAACACCAAGAATTTTTAGTCTTACCTCTGAATTGATATCACCATCTTCATAAGATACTGCTACCCCACCTTGTGTTATAGTTGAACCAATACTGATTGCAGTAGAGTTTGTGCTAACTCCTACAAACTGTGTGTAGTTTTTTGAAGTATATGGTAAAACTATCTCACCGATAGTCAAATCACCAGCACTGTCAAAACTAACTGTGCTATCAACGTCAATAATTGTTGTATTGATACCTACAGTTTTTGTTATAAAGGTTTTTGCTGTCTGTTGAAATTCACCAATCTGCGTTCCTTTTGATATACCTATCTGAAAATAATTCTTCCCACCCACAAATGATTTTTCTACACGGTAGATAGAACCACTGGCACCGCCTTGTGTAAGAGTTTGACCCTCAATCTTGAGTGGATTACCGCTTACTACCTCGCATAATACAACATCTGCGACAACATAATCCGCATCAGATGGACGAATCATCTGTTTTGCGGGTTGAATCATCTCAACCGTTTCATTATACAACGCACCAAATAATATTTTGAACGCTTCTTCTGTACCTTTTGACTTATAGAAATCTGTAGATTGTCTTATGAAATTAGGTTGATTGACTCCGCTATTGAGTTTTCTTTCAGAAAAACCAGGTAATACCTGTTTTTTCAATTTTTTTAGAAACTGAGAAAGAAATACATTACTTAGATTATTGACACGACTATCTTCTGCATGAGTTGATATACCACTACTTGTGAATGTAAGACTCTCTGGTTGATTTGTTTTACTATTATTTTCTATCCCACTAAATCCTCTTACACATCCAAAGAATGCTGTACTACCTATTCCTGTGTATGTGATTATCTCATTATCAATTTTCAGTAGACCATATGACTCTGGCCAACCCTTTGTAGAATCTACGTATATTGTCTGACTTACATTATTGATGGGAGAAGTAAGTGATGTAAATCCAGTCAGAGTTTCATTATTCAGAAAGTCTAGACTTTTATACTCAACTATGTTATCGGCAATATCAACCGTTCCCCCTTGATATTCTTGAGAAATGTAGTATTGCTCTAAGAAGGTTTCAAAGTTTGGATTTTCTAATTGGATAGATGCAGGAATTTGACTCCTTACTACCTCATGGATTTTGACTTTAGTTATTGATGTGTTTATCATTAATATCCAGAACCAGAGCTGCTAGATGATGTTGATGACGAAGGTGAAGTGTATGTTGAAGTTGAGGTTGATGAATCGGATAGAATATTTGGTGTGGATGTGATAAGTTTACTTGAATCTGAATGACTCGCTCCTGTCATTTTCACTCCATTATTCATAGTGTGGAAAGGTCCAAAATATGGTTGCCCATCTACGTAACCTACCAACTGTGTTGACCCTGTAGTGCTTGATATAATAGCACCTCTTACTTTAGATCCATTTGAGTAACTAGACTGTACATCAAATCTTGTACCTGATGTATTTGCCCCTGAAGCAATAGTATCTTGCCTCATGTAGAAGTTACTCATACCTACATCAAACTGTAAATACAATTCCTTTCTTGCCAATACATCATTTGACTCAGGAGTTGCTTGAACCTCAACAATATTATTGGGTTGTACAGTTGATGTTATATTCACAGTATCTATAATGATTTCTCCCTTCTTATAATCAATAGTACCAAAGGATTTAGAGAGAATTTTGATATCAGCATCCGATACAATTTGGAAGAGTATCAGATTACCTTTATTGGTATCTGCTATCTTTTCATCGCTGAAGTATACTGTCCCAACCGTTCCTGAAATCGAGAAACCTGTTGATTTGATATTATAAGAAGGATTAGGAGCATAAAACGTATTATCGTAACATAACTCGTACTGTGCGAATTGATTGATCTTTGCATTGAGATTTCTTCTTATTCTGACTGTTGTGATGTTAGATGTTATAGATGTATTTACGCTGTCAATCAAAGATAGCATTTTACTGTATTTGAATCTACCACCAAATTTATTCAATTCTGTGCCACCTGCAAATGATGTAATTGCACTTATAACTTCTGACTTGAGATTATCTGGATCACCAATAAAGTTAGCATTGTAGTAAATTGTACTATCAACCTCAACATACATGAATTTGAGATCTATAAACTCAGGAACAATCCCTGCTACAGAATAACTCTTCAAAGATGATAGAATCTCCTTCTTAGTAAAGTCTGATAAGAAATTACCATTTCTAGGTTTTGCTGCAATGAATACTCTTCCATACTGAGGAGGATCTAGGTCTTCTCCACCATATGCACTGACTGATTCGATATTAGAATATACAGTTGGAAGTATTGCTTCGTAGTCAGATGCTGTAACTGCCCTGTGCTGCGACGCATAGCGTCTAGGAGCGTAGTATTTCACACTCTGCAGTGATTCTATCTCATCACCATTATCGGACGGTTGATTGACCGTTAGAATGGGTGTATAGTTTTGTAATGTTGCACCCTCTTGATCTATAAGTCTACCAGAGAATGAAAAGTCCCTAACACCATTACCTGAAGAACCATTAGTGCGGATATAAGATATCTCGACCACATTTCCACTATCCAGTTTCTTTCCAAAAATATTGTCACCAAATAATAACTCATATTTTTCATCTGTAGTCTCTTGTAGTAGATAAATGTTTGATGTTGATGTAATACCTAAAATGTTGTCAACTAATTTGAATTCAGTTTCTGTGGTTGATGAAACATTATCTCTTACCTTGACTCTGATTGTAGATGTGTCTATACCTTCATTAGGAAGAATATATCTTTGGTTTTTCTGACTACTGTCAACAACAAAATTAGTTTCTAAATATTGACCCTGATATATTTCTAGAGTTCCTACTGCTTCTCCGTTCTCTGCGGTGCCTGTGACCTGCTCTGGTATTGAGAAAATATAACTTGTATTCGATACCCTACCATTTGATATAATGCCAGGTTGAAACTTTATCTGTGTTACTGTGCTATCTAAATCTGAAATATTATAATCTACCTTTGCTTTTGCTGCTCTTTTAGATCTAGGAACATATCCAATATTTCTTGCTAACGATACTACATTCTCTCTTAGAGTTGCACTGTCAATGAACGTTTCGTTCACCGCCATATTGGTATTGAACGCTGTGATATATGTGTTGTACGCTAAAAGGTTTATAAGAACCGATAAGTTAGAACCTTCAAAATCAAAATCAGTAAAATTACTGTTTGATCTAAGGTAATCCTTGATTGAGGTTTTTATGTCCTCGTAGTTGAGGTTGGTGTATTGTTGCAGTGCCATTATAACCTAGTTGGTTCTAAAATGAAGTTTAGCGATTGTGCGGGGGCAGATAAACCCACAATATTATAATTTATAGTAATATCAATAGCATTTTGATCAGGGAAGGTATCTACCTGTACTTGCCTGAGTAAAACTCTTGGTTCATAGTTAGTGATGACAGTCTCAATTTCATTTTTTATAGGATCAACGTAATCATCAGTCGCCAATTCAAAAAGTGCTTGTTCTACTCTTGTTCCCACGAGGTCATTGAAGAATACTTCTCCTATTTGTATCCTTACTAAATTTTGAACAGATCTCTTGATTGCATCCTCATTTTTGAGAGGAAGCATATCATTGGTTATTGGATGACGCTTGAATGAAAGCGAAATATCTTTGAAACCCTGAGATGTTCTTTGAACTGGCACTATTTTACTACGATCTCGTGTATTTATCTATTTAGAGGCAATAAAAAAGGGAGTCTTGCGACTCCCAGTATGAAAAAGACTAATAAACTCTCCGTCGCCAGGTTATCTGTCGGATTTTACTCGTCTTCTGTATCATCGCCCAAATACTCAACTCGTACATCATCAGGATGGGGTGTGCCCACCGAATAAAAGTCATCTGCAAAATTTTGCGTGATGTCCATCATTTCTTCTTCATTAATTGAAGCGTGAACCTTTTCTTCCCCAACGTATATATCGTACTTTGCTGCCATTGTAACATCGGTAACATTATTTGTAACCATTTATAAAATTCTAGTTTTCTCATGACCAACTCTACATTTAGGATCTATCCATATTTCATAACCTGCTTTGATTGCATCTAAACAGAAAGAAACGTCTTCACCACACATGTCTTGAACTTCTCCTGACTCGAATACTTGCATCTGAGGAGCGAACCAAGGGTACTTCATTTGCTCATTTTCAAATACACCTTTCTTAATAAGTAACCATCCAAAACCTGTATAATCAACTGTGAAAGGTTTGCGTCTCTTGACAATTCCATCAAGCATCTCATGATTCATCACACCACCATTCTCTTTGAAATCGTTTTCTTCCATCCAATGAGCACATGATGTTGTACGACCATCCTCAGTTACATACCAACCACCTGCAAGATCTTTGTCTAACCATACAAGACGATAGAACTGTTCAATACCAAAAACTATATCACTATCAATCCATAACTGATAATCATACTTGAGTTTACCATCCCAAGGTATCTGATCAGGTCCTCGTAATACATTTGCACCTAGACACTTACATCTGGCAAAGTTTACCATAGATGAATAGTCTTGTGATATCTGTATGCTTGCACCTGCTTGCACTAACTCAAAGCAAAGAGATACAAAATTTTTCAAGTAAACGTATGATACTCCTCGACCTGGTAGACAGAATACTATGCTCTTCCCTTTGATAAGTGGTCTAGCGTTCTCAATAGAAAATTCCTTCTTTTCATCTGTTTTAGGTGCAGACGAAACCACCTTGAATCCTTTTGCCATTACGAATGATCGCTGTCAATTCATTATACTGGTTTATATAGTCGATGTCAATTTGCCTATTATCCAGTCTGCAATTTTTTTATGACCTTTGTAATTGAAGTGGCAAAGTGACCTTTTCTTTATGTCGTTATAATAATATTCTTTATTTTTCCTTCTACCTAATAATGTCTCTTCCTTATCAAGAATGTTGTCCATGAGTGTGAGATTGGCAATCGTCTGCAATTTACCTTTACAACGTCTGCTGTAAACATTATCACCATACACATTATGATATTGCATCAAAACAAGAGGAATATTTTTTTTCTCAAACTCTTGTTCTAAAATGTATCGATTCCTGTAAAAATTCAATGAACCTACTTCATCACTATAATAAGTTTCATAAAAAAAGGGATCACGAATAGGGATTACATTTCTATTGAAACGCATTCTCTCAGAATGTGTCAACATTATAATTGCAGCATCACATGTATTTTTATCTAAAAAATCTAATGTTCGCATTGTAATCAAATCATTACTTCCACCACCTACGGAGTCATTGAGATGATTTGCTTTGAAATGTTTGCTTACTAATGTAGAAAACCTCTGACCCTCAATATCATCTAACTCACTTCCTATTGTATAAGAGCAACCATTAAAATACAGAAACATCGTACTTCTCCGCAAACAGTTCTGCATCTTCCCATGTATTGACCATCGGTTTCCCTTTTATGTTGAGTGATGTATTCAGTAGTACAGGGCAACCAGTTCTCTTGTACCACTCCTCCAGTACGGGTCTCAGGATGCTTTCCGATGTCTCAGGTACCGTTTGTACTCTCGCACTATTATCGACGTGTATACAAGCAGGTATCGCCTTTGGTTGCTTACACTGATAGACATAGGACATGTATCTCGAATGGGAAGGCATATCAAAGTAGTCCTGACAATGCTCCTCCAAAACTGCAGGTGCAAATGGTCTGAACTTCTGTCTCTTCTTGATCTCATTTACTCTGTCTTTGTTTTCAATTTTTCTCGGATCCGCCAATAGACTTCTATTACCGAGAGCACGAGGACCAAACTCAGCACGACCATTTGCAACGCCAGCGATTCCTTTTTCGAGTAAGCAGTCAACTATTTCTCTTGGATTACAGTAGTGTTGTATATTATATCCCAAGTAGGGAGAGAATTCAACCTTGCCACCATATGATAGCAATGCTGCTCCCAATGCACCACCTGCATCACCAGGATTTGGCATAATCCACATATTATACATTTCTCTCAAATCAGTATTACAAACACAGTTGAGTGCCACACCTCCACCATAGCAAATATTGTCGCTATACTGTGCTGCTTTGTCAAATATGGTATTCAATTCAAGTTGCAGTATTCTCTCGGCACTTTTTGCAATATCACACTTATCATAAGACTCAGGTATCCTTACACCTTTATGGCAGTTCTGATGTCTCAATCTCTCCACAACATTCATATAAGTAGGTTTTCCAAATGCTGCCATACCCATAAAGATGTATTCCTCATCAAGAGGTCTAAGACCTGCCCATTTGGTCAAAGCACTGTACCATAGTCCAATAGAGTTGGGATATCGCTGTGACCACACTTTTTTATACTTTGCCTTACCTTCTACCATCTTTGCAGTCCATATAGACGTGCAATCCCATTCTCCAATACTATCAATGACTACACACGCTGCTTCCTCGAATATAGAGGTCTGAAACGCTGCAGCAGCATGAGAAAGGTGATGTGGGAAATATTGAGTCGGTTTGAGTCCTAAATGCCTTTCACTAAAGGTTGTATTGAATTGACCTGCATAAAACTGCCTTGTTTTCTTCAAAAGCGGTTTTTCGTAAAAAGCAATGTCATTATTGCCTTCATGCATGTTGAATAACTGTGCAGTCGCAGATGCGGTGCAATCTAAGTAACGATCATGCTTTTTCTTTGAAAATCGCTCTGAATGAGTTGCAAAACGTATTTTGCCTTTGTTTACGACTGCAATTGCAGAATCGTGGAAACCTTCGCTAAAACCAATCATAATAACTTAATTATATCAGATGCAATCATCGAATGTCCAATTTCATTTGGATGATTACCTTTTGCTCGTGGGTATTTCGATAAATTTAGTTGTAAGTCAATAGGTAGTGTGGTTTTGCCATTTATTGAAAATATAAGGTGATCTTTTTTTAATCTCTTCAATTTATTTTTTATAAGATTGAAAATCAACATTTCTTCAGTTATACCGTACTTATCTTGATAAATGTCTTCAAAATAGTGTATCCACCACTCCTTACCTTCAAGTAAATTACCTGTAATCAAATATCTCTCTTCATCGACCAAAATTCGATCCCACTCTCCTACAAATTTTTTTCCTAGATTTTGAAGTTGCCTTCTATACCATTTTGTACCCCAATTCAAATTTGCTTTCATTTTCGCCTTTATTTTCGCTTTATTGAAATTACCTGTAGAATCATACCACTCAGTTCTACTAGGAAGTGTCAATTGTGCAAATATTTTGTCAAAAGACTCCAAATCCTGTTTTAAGAAAAATCTAGCAATTCTATGATTGGATGATCCACCAGAAGCAACATTCACGACTTCTGCATTTAGGTGTTTACCCAATATGGTGCTAAAACGAGTATTTTCTTTATCTTCCAACTCTGCACCTGCAGTCCAACTACATCCTAGAAATAGCAATCTCATAAATCTTATCTGCAATAATTTTGTGACCTTTTTCGGTAGGATGTCGAGTTTCATCCATTGGAAAATTCAAATCAAAGATATTCAGGTCAAATTTCTTTGATCTAGTGAACTTATCCGTTGTCACTATTATACACGGTGTATTTTGATTTGCAAAGTAGTCACTTATTCCTTCAATAGCAAAATTCTCTTCAACTTCACCATATTCGTCTGTATACATGTTCTCATACCAATATTTCCATATCTTCTTTCTCTTTTCTGTCAATCTCTTATGATTGAGTGCAATGCCAATCTCAACCCACTTTTTTTCGTCATGGTACTCATGTCGTGAACAAGATGTCAACTGTATGATTGCTAAATCGTAATTTTTGGGACTCTCCTCAATAGTTGTCCTCCATACGGAACGATTACTATATCCAACCATTGATATATTGGTAAGACTCGCATTCATTCTTTCTGCAACCATCTCAGGAAACCTACCTGCAGAAAAAGATGACCCGTTAGAAAATATTTTCATATATGTGCTGTGCAATCAATTGATGACCCCTTTTATTAGGGTGACCAGTGACATAATTCTCTGGATGCCACCTTTTACCACCTAATATAGTTTTCATATTAGAAACAGGTGATTTATCTGCTAAGTGATACCAAGATGAAGGGGTATATCCCTCCACTAATTTCATTTTTTGTAAATTTAGAAAAAAGTACCTTATATTTCTTTTTTTAAAATAACTCTCTAATAAAAATTTGTTTTTGTGATAATTTGCAACATCATCATCCTTATTTTGTATATGTTTGAAATATTGAAGAGATGCTTCATCATGATTTTCAGCATTGATGCGAAAATAGGAATCTTTTCCAGAATTCATCACTTCCCTACGTGAAAAATTGGTAAATTGTATAACTGCTAGTGTTACTGGATTATTTTCGCAAAAATTTATGGTTGTTCTCAATATCCCGTCATTACTCTTACCACATTCACCAATACTTTTATAAATGCGAGGTTTTGCACCATCACTCAGTCCCATTCTGGAGACTAAGTGGGGAAAAGCATCTTTTTCGGGATTTTCAAGTTCATCACCAAAGGTAAATGAACATCCATCAAATAGTATCATCGAAATGAGGTTTTACAATCACTTGTTCTTCAGTATAGCACGATTTTACACCTGCTTTGATCATCATTTGAAAAGTTGTACGTTTTTCGTTCGCTTCCTCTTCAGTCAAATGTTCAAAAACCAGTTTTTTGTCTAAGTAAACGTCAAAATCCATACTTACACAGAATTCTAGTGTATCTCGACATTACAAAAACCAGTAAGGTCACTTTGTAGTCGTCTGTCTGTTTCATTATCTTATATATGAAAATATTTCACGAGTTTTTTCCGCTTGCCATGTCTTACAGTTGAGACAGGTTTGATTCGACCCGTCTGCCCAAGAATCTTGGAGAACATGATCGAAAAAGGGACTTGTCATCACCTCTTCTAGGGTATGATGCTTCAGAGATAAGGATGTAATACCACCCTGCTCTTCGATTTTACTTACGATGTCGTCATATAACCTTTCATTATACTTTCTTGGTTTAGGTGTTGGATTTTCATATGTAAAATACCTTTCATACATACGAAAAAACTCACCTTCAATATGACAGCAAGGATATACCAATCCATTTGAATGTATAATGATCATTTTCTTTAGTGTCAGATGACAAAAAGAATTTGGATCTGGATTAGACAGTCTTCTTGGTTCATTCCTTTGATAATCTTCAGTTGTGTTCTTTTCTAACGTATAAGTCCTTCCATTATTAGTAACCTCGTAAGAGGTTTTGTCCCCAGAGAACTCGTACGCAGGTCTTATTGAAAAGTCTTGTCCAATTTCTCTACAAAAATCACGAAATGCACCAATCTCATGCTGATTGTGCTTGAACAAGATGAGTTTGACAGCACCTTTACCACCACCAGCAGCAAACGCCCTTATATTCTTCTTAATTTTTTCAGTATTCGCACCAATTCGATAAAGTTCATTACCTGGTGTCAATGTATCAATAGAAAACAGAGGATATATCTTAGTCTTTCCCAAATTATACCACCAATCCTCATTACGAGTCGATCCATGAGTAGATACTTCTATCTTTGGAACCAAGTCATGAAAATAATTCAATATCTCCATGAATTCAGGATTCAATGTTGGTTCAGATGAAGCTCCATTGAAGACTAAGGTGCCAATCCTTTTCCTCATGAAGTCTTCTGGAAACCAATCCTTGACCTGATCTAAAGTGACATGAGTTTTATCGAGATATGGGTGTTTCTTTACTGGTTTTGGTAGATATGGGTGTTCTTCATTCCAAAGTTTAGTTTGTGCCTGACGAAAACAACTAGGACAATTCAAATTACAAAAATTTCCAAGATCAAAACGGATAAAATGATCCGTTGATAATATTTTTGGTCTCATCTACCATTAGTAATAACGATTCGAGTCTTACAACCCTTAGAACCACGTACTAAACGCTTTTTAGGTCCTTCAGATTTGACTCTTTGCCACTCTTTTATTCTATCATACCTTTCTTCGGTAAAAAAGTACTGCTTGATGTACCAATCTTCCCAATTCTTGTGACCTTTCGCTTGATTACACGTTTCACAGCAGCAAATAGCGTTTGTTGTCTCGTTCATACCCCCTAAAACTTGAGGATGTATGTGATCAAGGGTCATTTGCTCATGATTTTCTCCACAATATGCACAAACGTTATTCCATTTCTCCTTTATTGCATCCTTCCAACGTTTTTTTGCCTCCGATCTCGTTTGTGCCTTCATCTGATACAGGTAATCCTGTGGAGAAGCGAGTAGCATATGTGATTGATTGTGTTCTATCTTATATATGCCCTACTCTTCATAAATGTAGGGGTCTTCTCTTCGTAATTTCCACATTTTATAGCGGAAACGTATCCATTTTAATAAACGTTTCATGAATTCGATCTGAAATTATACGGTGTCCCTCTGCTGTAGGGTGCTTTGTTGCCCCTAGAGGGATATCGGGTGTATTTATATGCAAATCATACCCCAATCTTGAATCTTTAGATACTGTTAAGAGTAACAATTCTGTATTATTTGCTGCAAAATGGTCGATGATTGCCTGTCGAAATATAATTTCGTCAGATTCACCATATTCTTCACTATAATAGTCTCTGTAATACTCCAAAAACTTCTTTCCACGACCTCTACCAGGATTTACATGCTCCCATTGACCTTCTAAAAAGAATTCTGTACGGTTTTTGAACGTCATACAGACAATTCCAAGGTCATATTTACTTACATCATGATCAATTGTAGTACGAACTATCCTTCGATTGCTACATCCGTGGTCAGAAAGGTCTGTAAAGTCTGCTTCCCACCTTTTTGCAAGCACTGAAGCGTATCTGTCATCACGATTTGCTAGAGAATATCCCCAACACCAAGAATCGCCATTAAATAATATGTTCATTTAGAAAATTTGCCATAATTTGATGTCCTTTTTCAGAAAGATGCTGTCCATATGCTCTTCCGATCCAAGATTTTTGTCCCTGACAGTAGTTATCTGGGTTTTTTTCTTTGTCTCCGACTATTTCTGTGTAGTCTAGCATGTTTTTCCACTTTGAATGCTCTTCAAAAAAACATTTTTTACTAATTTTCTTCAATTTTGATGATCTGTAGGAAGCATTTCCCTTTGCAAGGTAGAAATAATGGGGTATGTCGCCCAAATATGACTCCAAATGATGCACATGTCTCCAAAAATTCATCTCTCTGAACTCTTTTGTCTCAACATCTCTAAACCACGCATAACCTGCATCTCTCATATCACTATCTTTTATAGGACAATCCTTGAAATCAGTACTAACATGTCTTGCGGAAATCTTTATCCAGTCTTTTTCCTGTTTTGAATACCATTCAAAGCGAGCAGTATTCGCCCATTGGATAATAACAAAGTCTGGTTTACCATAATTTTCAATATACTCAATGGTGTCCCAAACAATTCGCTCATTTGTATTGAATATTTTAGAGATATTAGTTGCAGAGAGGAGAGACGAGTAGCGATACTTATTGATATAATCCATATCATCATCATTTTCAGTCAACTCACATCCCCATGTGACTGAATCGCCATTAACTAAAATCATTTGTCACCTCCTTTATCTTATCTGCTAAGATTGAATAATCTGTAAGACCTTCTCTCTTCATATCTTTACCAATCAAACTCACATCTGTCTCCATGTTCTTCCAACGACTGAGATCCCTAAAGATATTTCCTGTATCGGTTTGATGATTCTGCTTGATATGACTATCATCTTCAATATAAGTTCCTACTGGTTCGTAGTTATTCTTGACCATCCAAAAGTAATGCTTCATGTTTCTTCCTGACAGATAGTTTTCAAGCAAGTAAACATTCTTCCATAGATTACTTGAACGTAAGTGCTCACTGTCTATCTGTGTATACCATAATTTAGAAAGTTCGTAATTATCCTGTTTCTTCAAATACTGTGTCGGTTTGAGTTGTTTCCAATCATCTTGATATATTTCAACTCTTCCCCATGACCCCCATTGCACCACAACATAATCAAAGTCATCTTCTTCACATTTTTCTATGACTTGCTTGACTAATCTATCGTTTGATACACCATTCTCACATAGCACACTTACCTCACCAGGTATGTAAAGAGGATATCCTAATGAGTGCTGATCACCTGCAAATAAAATGTTCAAGAAAGTGCTCCGCTAATAATTTGTGCCCTTTTTCATTGGGGTGAGTTCCTTTTTTCATCCCATACTTGAAACTCAGTATTCCTGATTGTTTTTCTGGGAAGTTTTCAGGATGGTCGATTGCATTTCCTATTATATCACATATTTCAATCATGTCTTTCCATGATGAATTGCGTTTGTATGTAAGATCAACCTCGTCATACTTACGATTTCTATCATATGGTTGACATTTATAGTGCCAAAAATAATGATCTATATCTTTTGCTTTCAAATAAGTTTCCATTAGGTATACATTCTTCCACAAATTCATCTGACTGTATACATCATTCTCTATATCACTATAATAAGACTCTGCTGCAAGTAAAGGAGGGACAACTGTAATCGTATTATCATGTATTATTCTTTTCTTTCTTGCTGATGATGGAGAAATATGTTTGTAATTGCCATCACAATACCACTCAAATCTTTTTGCAGGTCCAAATTGAATCAAAGCAAAGTCTGGTTTATCATGTGTCTCCAACCAGTCAATTGATGTTCTAACTATCCAGTCATTACTTATATTTTTCTCTGCAATATTGATTACATTCGTATCTAACTTTTGTGCTATAATATTTGAAAATCTTTTCTCTTTTATTACTTCTAAATCGTCTGTAGATATCTCTAAACCAAAGGAGACACTATCTCCATTCACAAAAATCATAATCCCTTATAAGTAATAAGTAAGAGGTACCTCAAACGGTAACACCGTTATTTAGATGAAACCAAAATTCCACATGCATCCTGGTGTTGGATGGTCTGCAACCACACCTTTTTATTATACTCTACAACATTTGAATCGCTATGTGACAACAGGGGTGACTAAAGAAATACAATATTGGGCATTGGCAGCAAGAGAGAATACATATGATTATGATAGGTACAGAAATAAGAATTTAGCGACAGCGTATAATAATTCACACACTGCCAAGATACATCCTCCACCATTAGCAGAAGAATTACGTAAAAAGGTATTTGATAACAAGTATCTTGAATACTTTTATAGTTCACCATTTAGTATTGAGAAGTATGTGGAGTATTTTCTCCTTCTTGATGAATATAAGGGCGACTATGCTGCTGTTGGCGATTTTTCAACTTATAATGTTGACATACCTGATGTATTCTTATGTTCTATCGCTGAGAAGTTACTTGAGCACTTTGATGTCAAAGTAACAATCACATTTGCAGATCCCATCACTCGTTTCTACTATGAAGTCGGTAGATTATGTGGTATGAAGCAATATGGCACATTTGCTGCTCTTGGAAAACAGCAGAAACTATTCAAAAGTTATATTGATAGTAAAAAATTTGAAAGTACTAACTTTGACAGACATAATGTAGACTATGCACAAACTTACAGCAAATATTGTAAAGCATTTGGTAAAGATAATGTATTACCTATTATCATGGAAGAGTTTTGGGAACCAAAGAGAGAGAAAGAGCAAATACAGAGACTATCACAATTCATAGGGTATCAGGTAGATAAAATACATCCAAATTTCTTTTGGCCACTGTCACATGCAGATGATACATATCTTTTAGATCAATCTAATTGTCTTAGAGAACCTCTAACACCTGAACTGATAGAATATGCAAAAGAACCTATGAAACACTTTTACGATGATTGGTTGAAGGTTCTTCCTATGCCAAAATCATGGAACTATGATTGATTTCTTATTAAATGCAGGGACTGGTTGGTCTGCAACCACTCCTTTTTATTTTACTCTTGCTAAACAGCAAAAGTACTGTCATAGTGGACATCAGAAGGAGATGGGTTATCTCAAACTGATGAGTAAGACAGATAAATCGGATATATCAATCTACAAGGAAACTTTACGACAGAGATCCAATCCAGATGCTGCTTGGATCAAAATGGTTGATAACAGAGAGTTTATATCAAGAGAAGAGACAGAAGAATTACTAAAACCACCTTATACTATTGATAAGTATATTGATTATTACCTCAGACTACACGAAAAGACAAAGGGCACTTATCAGGCGGTGGCAGACTTCACAAACTATAACTTTGAACTCCCAGAAGAATTTCTAATCAAGTGGAGAGATAAAATGTCTCAACACTTCAACGTCAAAGTCACGTTTCAGTTTCGTGACCCGATTCGTCGCTATTTTTCTGAGGTTGGTAAGTTTATACAGGGCAACCTTATACTACCTGGTTTTGATTCTCATAAGATCAAGCACAATGCCTATGTCAAGTCAAAGCAGCATATCAAACTCTTTCGTCACTACATTTCATCATATCCAATCTTCCCACCTGCATACTATACACAGAACATTCAGAAATTTGTGAGAGTTTTCGGTCAAGAGAGAGTCTTACCAATTATTATGGAGCAATTCTGGAACCCAGAAAAACAATCAGAGCAATGTGATAGACTTTCAAAATTCCTAGACTATGAGATCACAAAGATACATGAGAATGTCTATGTGCCTGACATGGGAACAAAAGCACCACACTATGAAGCTTTGAAAGACCAATGGGGCAGTGACTTTGAGGATGTCACCCCTGAGTTATATGAATGGTCGAAAGAGTATCTGGGTTTTGTATATGCAGACTGGGAGAAATGCTATGGGAGTATACCAGAGGAATGGAATCGATGAAACCCAAACTACTATTGAATCCAGGTACATCTTATTCTGGTACAACTCCTTTCTACTACACGCTTCGTAATGCCAAGTATTGTCATACAGGTTTCAAGAAAGAGTTTCACTATTTGCATATGATGCATATCAACCAGAAAGACTTTACTGACTGGATGATTGAACGCTACACCAAACCAATCCCTGACTTTCGTACAGGAGAGATGCCAGAGATAACTGCAGAGTATGACAAAGACCACTATCAGGCACTACTCGAACCAGAGCACTCATTCGACAAATACATCTATCATATGCAGTATATGAAAGATATGTTTCCTGAGTATGAAGCAGTGTGTGATTTCTCGAACTATAACATCAATTTACCAGAAGAATTTTTGACTGCTCATGCCAAGGCACTTGAACCACACTTTGACGTGAAGGTAACAATGCTCGTTGCAGATCCTGTCTTTCGTTACTATCAGGAAGTAGGTGGTTTGATCAGCATGTATCATTCCAGTGAACGTAAGAGAAAAAAACTACAAAGGTTTGTCAGAAATGAGGATTTGATGTATAATCATTATATACGTACTAAACAGCAACAAAAATTATTTCGCTGGTGTATCGAAAGATCAAGAATTAGTACAAATTGTTACTACGAAGATAACTATGCCAAACTTGCTCGGAGTTATGGTAAAAAGAATGTTTTGGTGTTAGAAATGGAGAAGTTATGGAACTTATCGTACCATAACGAAGTTCTTGATGGATTATCTCACTTTTTAGATTGGACGGTGACTCCAGAACACTTACATCCCAATCAGTACATGTCAGAAAATAAAAACATTGAAGGTCTCAAAGATCAGAATACAGAGTTTGAACCATTGACTAAGGAACTCTATCAATATGGTAAAAAACATCTATGAGCATCTTATTTTCTGGTTGTTCACATACAGTCGGCACTGATCTTCCAGATCCACAGTTACAAAGATACTCGACTCTGATAGGAGAAAGAGTTGGTAAAGAAGTTGTCAATGTAGCAGAGAATGGAGCAAGTAATGACTGGATTACAAGAAGCGTACTCGAAGCATTGAACGATTCAACAGAATTTGTGTATGTGCAGTTTACCAGTCGAGACCGTATTGAATTATGGAAACGAATCGGAATCACCACTCATAAGTGGGTGAATATTATTCCAAGTTTTTCTCGTAATACTGATTACCAATGGTATGATCTTGCAAAGAACTGGTTTACTCATTTCAACACACCAGAACTCGGTTCATCAAATCTATGGAGAAACATTTATCTTCTTGAGAATGTACTTACCAATCTGAACATACCACATTACTTCTTTATTATAAACAGAAAGGAGGATTGCGATAACATCTACAAAAGTCGATCCTCTTGGAAGAATATCCTGTGTGAAGAGGATTTGATTGGTGTATCACTCCGAAAAGAGAAAAGACATCCAACTGTCAAAGAACATCAAATAATTGCTGACAAATTAGTTGACAAGTTTCAAAGAAGGCACTATAATAAAAGAGTAACGACGGTTACGTCGGGAGTGACTGAATAATCTTTCTGGCAAATGCTAGATAAGGTGATGAGACACAGGTGGTGCTGCTGCGAGAGCAGAATCGATTTACCAGTCGGGTCTCAGGCAAAGAACGTATTTTACACTGTAGCGGTGCCCGTTCTTTTGTTGGTAGACAGGAATCCAACCTCCCTTTCTTTCCTCTTATATTGATGGGACGTTGTGTATAAGAGGAAACCCTATTCTTTTCTTAATGTTATGCCTTTATTTCTAATTGTTCTCGGTGCATCTGGTATTGGTGCTTCTATTGCTCTTTACATCATGAGAAAGTACGATCCTCATACCGATGAAATCTCAAACAAATAATTACGCTGCCACTATTCTCTATATTAGTGCAGCATTCCTCACAGGAGGAATGATATATCTTGCAAACAGTTATAACAGACTTTCAGATACTCAAGGGAGGTTATCCACAGATATACAAAAACTCATCGAAGTATATACTTTCAGTGAGAAGGAGTTTTGTGTTTTAGCACCTGCACCAGATGATTGGTTGATATGGGAAGAGATGCCTTATAAATTGAATGATACACAAAAACTCAGAGGCATCTTTTAATGAATCTTGTAACACTAGGGTGCTCTTGGACTTGGGGCATCGGATGTGGATATGAAAAAGGTGAGAATGTAAAGCAATATAAAGAACATTATCGAAGTGAAGAGAATGCTAACAAGTATTCTTTTCGTGCTCTATTATCAGAGAGACATGGGTATACTAACATCAATCTCTCTAGAGGAGGATCAAGTAATCAGAAACAATTCCGATTAGCATGTAAGCATTTCACAGAACGCCCGAAAGAAAAAACTATAGTCTTATGGGGAATCACTTCAACTGCCCGTAATGAACTCTATCTTGCAAAAGAGAAAAGAATCAAAAACGTATCTTATAATACCGTATATGAAGTCTTCAATGCTGTAGAGTATGCAGAGAACTATTATAATCATGAACACGAAGTCAAATTACTCGCACATCAAATGCTTCACTGGAATCTCTTCTTTGAATCACTTGGTATAGATAACTATTGGTTTGATACATTCAATACTCACAAGTATCCTTTTGAAATACCAAGATTACTTCCAGTAGACTTATTGACTCGTATGACTGTAGAAGATTCAGCATATCATTATTCGACATGGCAACCTACACATGAAACATTTGTCAACACTCATATCAAAACTGAAAAAAGAATCAAAGTCGGAGAAATGAAAGGTTTACTCAATCCACTCTCTAAGCACCCTACTCAGAAGGGTCATGTTATGATAGCAGATATACTCGATGAATTTATTAGATAAGATACACTGCATAGATATCGGAACATCCTTTCTTGATAAAGAGAGACTCCGCCATAAATTTATCACACAACATAAGTGGAATGATAGGTTCTATAAGGCAAACGAATGGTATGTGTTTGTACCTCATACAGGACTTGACTGTTTTACACCATTATACGACATCATCTTTTCAGAAATTAGTAAGATAGATCGAGAGATCAATCTCATGCCTATACAGGGTATGAAAGATATCGGAGGACCTTTCTCATTCGTACTTGTACAGAATAAAGATCGAAATACTTTCAACTGGCATAATCACTTTTTATACCAATTCGATTCACTGACACAGGGAGCACAGGAATGGCATCCTTTCAAGTGGTCAACTGTTTACTATATGTGTATGCCAGAAGGAAGTGGGGGTATTCGTTTCAAAGAGAATGACAAAGAAGTTGTGATACAACCTTCTGAGGGGCAACTTGTAATATTCCCATCGTCTTTATACCATACACCAGATATCAATCATAATGAAGATTGGAGAATCTCAATCAATGTCAATGTCATAGATCAGAACATACTGATGAGAGGTAATCGAGCAATTCTTGGAGATGTTCGTGATTGGGACTTCAGAGAAAAAATCTAAGGGGCGTTTTTTAACAGGGAAAAAAATTTTCGTTTTCGATAGGTCGGGCGTTGGGAAACGTTTGTAGGTTAGAAAGAAGGTACTTTTTTAATAACGCACCGCCATCATCAATATAAAAAAAATCGCAAGATTTACCTGCGATTTCGTGTATTTGTGTGAGGTAGGGTTGAC